CTTTCTTTCCTGCACAGTCTCCGCAAATATCTGACACGGTTGCATTGGAAGCCTTGTTTGAAAGACATCCAAAACATAATGCCTCTTTGTAGGCGTTGACTCTTGTATACTCGTTCTCTTGGTGTTTCTCCCAAAGTTTTTTAGTATGGTCGTTTGCGTTCTTGTTAGTGTCTAATTCGGTGGGCAATATCCAGTCAACCTCTTCAAGCACTGATCAAGTGCGGTAAAAGTATAAAACTCTATCTGTTCATTACTCTTCTCGCATTTTTTAGTCAATTTAATTATAGATTCTATTGTCTCTTCGCAACGAGTCTTCTTGATGTTAATCTTTACAGTCTTTGCAACTGGATTTGATTTCTTCTTCCTTTCTTTTTTTTCTACAGTCTTCGCAGTCATGATTCTTGTATGTCATCTTTCTCCCAACTATTTAAACCTTCGAATTCATTCTTCACAACTTCTCTGGCTTGTCTAACTGTCATGCCAGACTTGCGAAGCTCGTCTACCGTTTTAGTTTTATTCCATCCAAAGTCTACGGATGTCTGTAATGTGTTTTTTACAAGTTCAAAGTTTGCTGGGGTAATGCCGTCTGGAAAAGACTTTTTCGACATACTTGTTCCTGCTCCTGACGAAGGTGCTCCTTGTCCAATTCCTCCAGTGTCGGACGGTCTCTGCTTTCCTGGCTCTCCCTGCATACGTTGTTGCTCCTCTTTTGGGGCGGCTGTGCCGCCTCGTTTTCCAGGGTTCTTGACAGTTCCACCGTTGTTCTCTTCTGCTTCTATCTGTTCCTTTAATGTTACGACAGGATCCTTTGATACAACAAACTCTCCTGTGTGAGTTCTTGTAACCTCGAATCCCATTGACTGGTATGCTCTCATGTTTTCAATTTCTACTCCGTCTATCTGTAGGTTTCTAAGTTTGTCGGTTTCTTCTCCAGTCTTCAATCTCAATTCCCAGTCGTCAACGTTTAGCATGAATGCAATCTTTCGCAAGAATCCCTTGTACAAAAAGTCCTGACCCCATTTGACTGCCCTGTTTGTAATTGTAACTTGCAGACCTTCCTGTGACCAACCAGTAGGAAGTTCTCCAAAGTAAAGCGGAAGGACACCGTAGGTTGCACCTATGATCATGCGGAGTTCCCTTCGTATAGTAGTAAATTCCAATTCCTTTAACGATCCAGTAAAGTCTATCCATTCTGCCATGTTGTTTGCTCCAGCTCCTCTGTCGTTCTCTACAAGTAGGGGGTGTATTCTGTATGGATCCTCTGCGGCTGACTCTTCTAATGCATCCCATGACTTTCTGAATGTCTCATAGTTTCTGGATGCGATAACAAGCATACCTCGTGGCGGTCTCATCTTGTCGAAATACTTTCTGATGTACTCGTCCATGTGTGACAGTGCCATGACCTTGCTCCATATGGAGTAGATCGGGGAGAAGCCATAAACCAAGTCTGGTCTGTACTTGCCTGCCTTCCAAATAACCTCGCCTTCAGCATACACGAATCGTTTTGGGTTCGGAATACCTAGCGAATAGATGGAGTTGACTTCACAGATGGCTTTCAGAGCCTTCAAGGGCATGGAATGCTTTCCGTCTTCTATAACGTTACAGTACTCGTCATCCAAAATTCTGTGCTCTCTGTGCTCAGAATGAGGGCAAACACGTACTTTATGACCTTTATCGTCATATCCTATACGTCCGTCAGAGTCTGCAATCATTGCAATCTGTGCTGGATCGGCTCTTATCATTTCTTTTATTTTCGTCTGTTTAGGCATAATATCGCCTTTATCGTTAAAAGCGTAGGATTTTAGCGTTAAAATGTATGCATTATCGGCAATTTCGAGGTCTCTTTCAACCATTCTCATAACGTCCTCAAGTGTCTGTTCGTTGCCATTTACGGAATCAATCATCAAGTTTTCCAAAACTTTTCTGTGTTCAGGAATTGGTTTGATTAGATTGGTTCCGCCACAGGTATCGCAGATTAAGGTGTTATTTTTGGTCTCTCTTTCTTCCTCTATTGTAAGTTCAGTATTTAATGTGGAATTATCATGATCAAGATCAGGGTTAAGTGGGGGGTATTGGAACTCTTTGGAGCAGTCCGTGCACTTGTATTTGAATTTCTCGACTATTTCGAACCCGTTTTTGAACATTTCACGGTTAATAGTCTCGATAGGAATACGTAAAGCATCTATGTTGTTTGCCAACTCATAGATCATTATGAGTGGGAATGGGAAAATTGGTAGTTTGGCACCTGTATCGGTACTCATGTAGGGTTGTGTTATGCTAGGTCTGACGGTTTTACCTGTCTCCCCTGCCTGAGCCTTGGCTATTAGTCCATTAATAGATGTTCTAATGTTATTAACAAACCCCATATCAAATCATTAACGCGTATATATTTAAACTTTGTCTATTTTTGTCACAGTTTTGTTAACTTTTTGAACAGGCTTAGGATTATCTCCATGAGAATCACAGGTTTTATCTCTGTATTCTTTATCACATTTGCAAGTCATGAGTATAATTATATAGATCCACTATTAAAGATTATTATGGAACATCCTGGCATACCAGAAGACATGGACAAAGAGTCTGTTATCAACGCCTGCATCTATGTAAACGACTGTTTTCAGATGAAAGACAACTTTGAATTTAAGAACGACTTTGGTATTACGCTTACAGGACTGTTAAGAGGTCTTTCATATGTTATTAAGGAACATGACGAGAAATTGCATAGAAACATACTTGAATCGCTAAGTATATTAGCAAATAAATGAGTGAATATATGTGATTAATTTCTTTACAAAGAACATAAACGAGAAAACTTACACTGACATAGTTCAAAGAACACTGATGATCAACGGACATGACGGAAGAAGCGGATCCTCATACGAAGTATGGAAAAATTTTGAGGAGAACTGGGAACTAAACATCATATCTGTAGAGGATCAGGACGAGTTCAAGTCATTTTATGAGCATCTGAACATAGAAACAAGCGACGGAATCGCCTGGGGCGTGACTGGAGACCACGTAATTTACGTGTTTGTCAACGATTCAAAGAATCCGTTCATGCTTAGATCAAACGTTATGCCTCTTGCTCATGAGTTGCTTCATGCTCTTTATCAGGATAGGATTGGTACTTTTCATATTACTAGGAAATTTGATGCCCCCGAAGGCAGGGCAGGCACGAAAGGAGCAGCTGCTACCGTTATCGTTCATGACAACTGGTATGGTAGCAAGAAAACAATAAAGTTCTGGATAAGACACAGTTTCATGTGGCTTCCTGTTACGATACCCTACATATCAGTAAAGCAGGCAAAGCAAGACTATCCTGTTTGACAACATTTAAATCAAAGTGTTTTGATATAGAATCATGTCTGAAGACAAGAAAAAAAAGAAACGAACCGAATGTTCTGACGGAGTATGTAGAATAATTGACGATCTCGAATAATGACTTTAAGAAGACCATATGCATAGTCTGCTACGAGAAGTTCGGAGAACACAGCAAGAACGGCTGGATGAAGTGTATGTTTAGGCTTCAGGGTACTATTGCTATGAATGATATTAATGGAACCCCCCAGCCTGACGGTGGAGGCAATCCGTCAAATGGATGACATTGTACAGTCATTTTTTAACTTTTGTAAAGGATTAAAAAAATCTTTCAGTGGAGAAGACTATCTTAGAGACATCAACCAGTGTGTCAAGTGTGGAAAGCCTTCCTTTTTCTCGTCATGCCTCAAGTGTGAAACAGACGATGCGTACCGTGGTTGGGGCAGTACAGGCAAACTTTAATTTTTTTGTAGCCCCCCTAAAAGCCAAAAAACACATTTTTTTCTCTGAGTACTTAGCTGACTAATCTTGGAATTGAAACCTCGTGAAAATACTTTTGAAAAAAAATAAAAAAAAGTTTGAAAAAAAATTATTCAAACATTGAAACTAATGATGTATGTTTTGTTTTTGAAAAAACGAAAGCACTAACGCTTGTCATTTTTAATCCTGTGATTTTCTTAACTTCTTTTGTCATGTGTGGGTGCATAGAAATCATTTCTAAATCGTCTATATGTGGCGTGTCAATTTCTATTCTTAATGATGTTTGTTCTTGAACAGTTCTATCAGGAAAACTGATTTTTACTTTGTGGTTTTTGTCGAGTCTTGGAACGAAAGAAAAAAAGTCTTCCAACTCAACTAACATTTTTTGTTGTTGTGTGTTTGAAATTTTCATAATTATCATATAATATACTTCAATATAAACTGTACGAATTGAAGAAAAAAAACAGAAAAATTACTAAGTCCGCACTTTTTAGAAACATTAATAAGACTAAGAAACAAGGGGATAAAACCTAAAATTTAAAAAAAACGTGAATTTGTTAAAGTCCACAAGTTAAGTAATACTATAATCAAAACTCTAAAAATATAGTAATCGTGCTAAAATCTTGCGTTCTTTTATTAAGTAGTATGATATAGATTAATCATGTGGAAAATCACAAAAACTCAAGAGGAAAAAGAGCATGAAAAACTCGATAAAGAAATGATTGCTTTTTATAAAATCATGCCTCTTGACCAAAAAAGACGTGCTAATTTAGCACTTATTCATGGAAGAATTGAAGCACTAGAACAAACAACAATTATTCCAAAACAAACTACAATCGTTGAATCTGATGAAGTCACAGAAACAACAACAGAAAAAATCCAAGAAGCAACAAAACCAAACAAAGTTGAATCAAAAGTTTTCAGATACTTTTTGCAAGATGACAGCAAAAAAGGTATTTGTTCAGCACAAATTAAAAAAATTTGTGGTCATAAAGCAATCTGGAAAAGAAGCTTAAATGGCAAAAAAAATCAATATGTTGCTGGAATTGAAGGCATGAAATCAGATGAAGTAGATAATACAATGCAACAATTCAAAAACCTAGAAAAATACTTTGTAAAAAGTCCATACAAAGCCAAAATCTGGAGTAGGAATTAAAATGCCTACTTCACTCTTTTCTATTTTTGAAGAAATCGAAAATTCAATTATGACAGAAATTGAAAAACAAATTGAAGAAATGGAGAAATCGTTAAAATGGTAAAAATTACCATTAACCACACTTTTGAAATTTCTGAAGATTCAAGTGATGAAGTAAAAAGAAAAATTTTGAAAGAAATTTTTACAGATGAAGAAATTGAAAATATTTGGAGTGGTCTTGCCTCATGGGCAAGCTATAACCAATTTGAAAAGGAAGACCCAAAAGAAGCTAGAAAATATCGCAAATTGTCACAGGTGTTTTATTCAGTATGACCAAAACAAAAGAAGAAATTAAAAAAATTTCTATGTTAAGAAACTACAAAAAAAGATATTGTTTCAATGGTCATATTTTCGACAAAGTAAAAAACAAAAAAAGAATTTGTTCAATTTGTGAAAAAGCAAGAAAGAAAAAATACAATGCAAAAAATAGAGTTGTTAAGAATTGGTACGAAAATTAATAACACTATTAACCCCATTATTTGTTGGGAAATACTTAAGTAGTCAGATTCACGACTGGAGTGGAAATGGTGGTGGTAAAGTACCAAACGGTACCGTACCAGAAAATTTCCAAAATTTCAGAAATTCAGAAAAATTTGAAAAAGAATTATTAATAAGAAATAAGTAATAAGTTTAAGTATAAGTAATAAGTAAAAAAAATTAAGTAATGAAATAATGATATTATAAAATGATAGTTATATAATTAATGTTATATAAGTTATTTAAGTATCTAATTAAGTTATAAGTAATTGTTTCTAAGTAGTACACGCATTAGTACACGTAAGTGGTAAGTATGTACACGAGGCATTGGCACTAGAACTAGGGTGTAGCACTAGAGTATATAGACTATATAGAACTATATAGTTCGCATAGATAGTTGATATATAGTATACGTCCGTGACTAGAATAATAACATGGCAAAAAAAACAAAAGCACAACTAGAGAAAGAAAACAACGAGTTAAGAGCACAATTAGACAAACTCGACAAAAAAATCTCAAAAGTTGTCAAAAGCACAAAAGTTGAGAGCAAAACATCTCTAACATTTAGTGAAACAAAATGGCAGACTATCGCAGGACAATATGGAAAGCAAATATCATTAGCTCCATTTGTCGAAGGTGGTAAATATCCAACTCCAGCACTAAACATGAGAGCAACATTCTCAGCCACAAAATCAGGACTAGATGAAGCACGAGCTTTAATTGATGTCGCTGAAAACAACCTAGAAAAGAACGGATTATTAACACAATAATCTTACCTTTTTTTCTTTTTTTCTTACTTATTGCACTTAAGTCAGCCCACACTTAGACTTATGTCGTACACTAAGTAGATAAGTATATATTAGTAAGTATTAAGTCTGTACACTTAGTAAGTAGTAAGTAGACTTAAGTAGTATATATAATATGGATCGAATTATAGGCGTAATTTGTATATAAATTATTTTCAAAATGCTTTAATATGACGTATGTGGCAACAAAAAGG